GCTGACTACCGCGTGACGCTCTGGCTCCTGCCGTGCGGCGAGTTCGTTCTAGAGACTAACGGCGAGCCGATCTTTGAGTGCGATAAGTCCGACGCATTCTACGCCAACTGCGCAGAGTACGGGATCGATGTGGAGGTGGTGTCATGAAACGCCTACTCTTCCTCCTCACCCTGGCCGCTGCCGCTCACGCGGCTCCGCCGGCGTCATTCTGGACCGCGCTTCACCAGGTCGAGACATCCGGCCGGCTCGGCGCGATCGTTGGCGACGGTGGCCGCTCACTTGGGCCGCTCCAGATCTCACGCGCCTACTTCGCCGATTCCAAGGTCGCCGGCAATTACGAGCAGGTCTCCGATCTTGGCTTCGCTCGGCGGGTCGTCTCCGCTTACCTCAAACGATACGCTCCGCGGGCGTGGGCGGCGGGTGACGTCGAGACGCTGGCACGCGTCCACAACGGCGGGCCGGCCGGCGCTCGCAAGGCGGCGACGGTCAACTACGGCGCAAAGGTCGCGAGGCTCGCCGGAGGTGCGCGGTGAATTACGACGAGTTCATTGCTCAGAAATCGCGCAGCGTTCGTCCGGCTGGATTTGATCCGCTAGAGATCAAGGCAGCTCTGTTCGACTGGCAAAAGAGCGTCGTGCGGTGGGCTGTTAAGAATGGGCGCGCCGCGCTCTTCGAGGACTGCGGCCTCGGCAAAACCGCGCAGCAACTCGAGTGGGCAAGGCAAGTCTCTCAGCATACCGGAGCACCGGTTCTCATTCTGACGCCACTTGCCGTCGCTCACCAGACTGCGAACGAGGCTGCTAAGTTTGGCATCGTCGCGAAGGTCGCATCGTCTCGCGAGGACATCGCTGGCTCCGGAGTTTGGATTACGAATTACGAGAAGCTCGAGCACTTCGATCCGGCTGCGTTCTCTGGCGTTGTGCTGGACGAAAGCTCAATCCTCAAAGCTTTTACCGGCAAGACGAGGCTGATGCTGACTGAAGCCTTTGCGCAGACGCCGTATCGGCTATGCTGCACGGCCACGCCATCGCCTAACGACTACACGGAGTTCGGCCAGCACGCTGCATTTCTGGGAGTGTGCTCGCCTGCTCAAATGCTCGCGACGTTCTTCGTCAACGACACGTTCAACACCGGAGACTGGAGACTGAAAAAACACGCGGAGAAAGAGTTTTGGAGATGGGTCGCGTCGTGGGCCTGCTGCGTATCAAAGCCGAGCGACATCGGGTTTGCCGATGACGGATACAATCTCCCCGCCCTGCGGATGCATACCGAGATTGTCGATGTCGATGAGCGCGAAGACTCGGGCGAGGAGCTATTCCGTCACGCCACGCTTTCGGCAACGACGATCCATCGCGAGATGCGGATGACAAGCGAGGCACGAGCCACGCGCGTCGCTCAACTGGTCAACGCATCAAGCGAGCCTTGGATTGTCTGGTGCAATACCAACGACGAAGCGGACAAGCTAGTTGCTGCGATACCAAATGCAATCGAGGTTCGAGGCAGCGAGACCGCATCGCAGAAGGAGCGCAAGCTTGCCGAGTTTACAGAGGGCAGGGCGCGCATTATCATCACCAAGCCGGGCATCGCTGGGTACGGGCTCAACTGGCAGCATTGCCGCAACGTCGCGTTCGTCGGACTGAGCTATTCCTTTGAAGATTTCTATCAGGCTTTGCGGCGCTCCTATCGGTTCGGCCAGAAGCACGAGGTAAATGCCTACATAATCCAAGCGCGAACCGAGGGCGCAATTCTCCAGACCATCAACCGCAAGATCGAACAACATCAGAATATGCAGCAGCAGATGAAGCAGGCATCGGCAGTATTTGCCGAGAACAGAATCAAAGAGCTTTCGGTTCGGAAGGAGGTATCTCAGGCCGAAGGCGAAAGCTGGAGGCTTTATCACGGAGACTGCGTGCGCGTCGCAAAGTCGCTGCCCAGCGAGTCAGTCGATTTCTCCGTATTCTCGCCGCCGTTTGCCGATCTATTTACCTACTCGGATGACCTGCAGGACATGGGCAACTGCTCAGATCTGTCAGAGTTCACGCGTCACTTCGAGATCCTCATTGAGGAAATCGCCCGGATTATGGTTCCGGGACGCGAGGTTGCGGTGCATTGCGTCGATCTGCTTTCGACGAAATGGAAGCACGGCAAAATCCAGTTCCAAGACTTTAGCGGAGAAATCATCCGCGCGTTTTGGCGCCACGGATTCCTTTTCCATTCTCGGATCTGCATCTGGAAATCACCAGTCACCGAGATGCAACGCACGAAGGCGCACGGCCTGCTTTACAAAACCCTCAAGGCAGACTCCTGCGATTCGCGCGTCGGATGCGCCGACTATCTCCTTGTGTTCCGAAAGCCGGGCGAGAATCCGCGGCCTGTCACAAAAGACCCTGCATCGTTCCCGGTCGATTGGTGGCAGGAGGTTGCGTCGCCGGTTTGGATGACGGTCGATCAAGGCCGAGTCTTAAATGGCGAGGGCGCACGCGATCATGCTGACGAAAAGCATATTTGCCCGCTCCAGCTCGATGTCATCGAACGCGCCGTTGCGCTTTGGACTAATCCAGATGATCTGGTTTACTCTCCTTTCGCTGGAATCGGAAGCGAAGGATACCAGTCACTCAAGATGGGCCGTCGCTTCGTTGGCTCGGAGCTTAAAGAGAGCTACTTCAAACAAGCGTGCGCGAACCTGAAGATGGCTAAGTCTCAAGCGGAGTTTGAACTGAAATGACCACCGACATCCAACTCTACGATATTCGCACGCAACTCGACTCGGCGCTGCGCAAGGGAAAGACGCCGAAGGAATTCGCGCACGACGCTGGCATCTCTGTCTCGTGGGCCTATCGGCTCGCATGGGAACTCGGATTCAAGTCGATCTACGTCTCAACA